CTCACGCAGCGCTTCGGCTGGCCGCCTGACGCCGCGCTCGACCTCGACGACCTCGAGCTCGAGTGGTGGAGCGCGCGCGCCGAGGAGCTCGCGCGGCAGGAGGAGGAGGCCGCCGCTTCCCGCGGGTAGATCCGTTCGCGTAGGTTGTCGACGCCATGGCCGTCACGTTTCCCGTCGCAGTCGTCGTGCGCGCGGTCGACAAGCTGACGGCGCCGATGCGGCTCATGCGGCGCGAGATCAGCCGCGTGCTCAAGCCGATCGACGAGATGCGCGGCAAGTTCAAGCGCTTCGGCGACGCGGCAGGTCTGCCCAAGCTGATGAAGGGCGTGAGCGGTCTGAGCAGCGCGCTCGGCGGGCTGTGGCAGTCGGCGAAGCAGAGCGTGTTTTGGATCGGGGGCATTGCCGTCGCGGCCACGGCCGCGGGCTTCGCGCTCGTGAAGTCCTTCGCCGGCGCGGCCGAGGAGATTCAGAACACGGCGCAGAAGCTGGGCGTGGGCGTCGAGGTCCTGCAGGGCTGGCGGCACGCGGCGAACCTCAACCACATCGAGAACGAGGCGCTCGAGAAGGGCGTGCTCTCGCTCGCGCGCGCGTTCGACAAGGCGCGCCACGGCGGCAAGGCGCAGCTCGAGCTGTTCCGCCGGATCGGGATCTCCGAAGAGCAGCTGCGCACGTTCAAGTCGCTCGAGCAGCTACTGCCCGCGGTTGCCGACGGGCTCGGCGGCGTGCGCAACGCGACCGCGCGCGCGGCGATCGTCCAGGGGCTTTTCAGCAAGGTCGGCGCGCAGCTCATCCCGATGCTCATGGCCGGCTCCGCGGGACTGGCCGAGATGACGGCCGAGGCGCGCAAGCTGGGCATCGTGCTCGACGCGTCGACGATCAAGGCCGCGGCCGAGCTCGACGACGAGATCGATCGACTCGAGGCCTCGTTCCTGGGCGTGCGCAACGCGATCGCGTCACAGCTCGTGCCGGAGCTGCTCCCGTTGATCAAGCGCTTCCGCGAGTGGATCACCGAGAACCTGCCGCGCATCCGCGCGCTCGCGCGCGCGATCGCCGATCGCCTGCCGGGCGCGATCGAGTCCGTGACGAAGGCCTTCGCGAAGCTGTGGGGCCAGTCGAAGCCCGTGCGCGACGTGCTCGGGCAACTCTTCGAGCTGCTCGGCCCGCTCGGCGTCGCGATCGTGGTTGTCGCGGGCATCCTCATCAACGGTCGCGGCGCTCGCGACGCTCTCGGCGGCACTCGTGTCGACGCCGGCGGGCTGGGTCGTGCTCGCGCTCGTCGCACTCGCGGCGGCACTCGCCGCGGCCACGGCCGCCGTGATCTACCTCTACCTGCATTGGGACGAGGTGAAGAAGCGCTTCCCGAAGGTCGCCGCGATCATCGAGTCGCTCGCGAAGGTCTCGCTCGCGCTGCTCACGCAGAAGCTCAAGGAGGTCGGCGTGCTGATCGAGTACGTCGCGAACCGCCTGCTCGCGTTCCCCGAGCAGCTCGCGACGATCTGGTCGCTCGCCGGCGACGTGATCAAGAACGTGTTCGGCGGCGCGTGGGATTGGATCGAGGCGCGCTTCAACGAAGGCGTGGCGTTCGTCGCGGGCAAGGTCGCGCAGGTCACGTCGATCCTGCCCGATTGGCTCAAGAGCAAGCTCGGGCTCGACGCGACCGTGCAGCAGGCGCCACCCACTACCAGCAGCGCGGCGCAGTCGCCCGCGGCGATCGCCGTGAAGTCCGAGGCGGCCGTGCGCGTCGACTTCAACAATCTCCCGCGCGACGCGCGCGTCACGCCGACGCGGCAGAGCGGCGTCGACCTCGACCTCAATCTCGGCTACCAGAACATCGGCCCGTGACCTGGATCGACGACCTCCAGCCGGCCTCGTTCCGCGGCGTCCCGTTCCGCGTGCAGGCCCACGACACCGACCAGGGACGCAAGGTCGTCGTGCACGAGTACCCGGGCCGCGACATCGGCTGGGCCCAGGACCTGGGCAAGCGCGCGACCGCGTTCCGGATCGAGGCGTACGTGCTCGGCGACGACGTCGCGGCGCAGCGCGATCGCCTGCTCGAGGCGCTCGGGCGCGCCGGCGCGGGCGAGCTCGTGCACCCATACCTGGGATCGTTTCAGGTCGTCTCGGTCCGCGTCAACGTCAACAATCGCATCGAGGAGGGTCGGCTGTGCCGGCTGCAGCTCGAGTTCGTCGAGGCCGGCAAGCAGGTCGCGCCGGGCGGCAGCACGGATCCGAAGAGCGCGTCGGCTCGTGCCTCCAATGCCGTCATGGCCGCGGCGGGCGAGGAGTTCTCGGGCGACCTCACGCTCGGCGCGCGGCCTGGCGTCGCGCAGGAGGCCGCGGCGAGTTCCTGGGACCGGGCGTCGCAGCAGCTCGCGACCGTCGATCTCCGCGGCACGACGGCCCGTGTGGCGGCCTGGCGCGACAAGCTGATCGACCTGCAGCAGGGCTCGCTCGAGGGCATGCGCGATCCGCCGGGCTTCGCCGGCGACCTCAAGGACCTGATCCAGACGCTGGCGCAGGCGATCGGCTCGCCCGAGACGACGTTCCTGTTCCTGCTCCAGCTCGCGCGCTCCGAGAACGGCCGGGCGCGCCCGCTGCTCGCCGGCGGCGCCGCGGCCGACCGTGGGGACCTGGCGCTCTCACGCCTGCTCGCGCGCCAGGCCGTGGCCGAGGCGGGCCGACAGAGCGTCCTGATCGGATTCGAGACGTACGAGGACGCCGTGGCCGCTCGGACGGCAATCCTGCTCGTGCTCGACGAGCTCGAGGCCGAAGCCGGCGACGACGTCTACCGCGAGTTCGGCGGGCTGCGCGACTCGCTCGTGTCCTCGCTCCCGCCCGAGGACAACGATTTGCCGCGGCTCTCGACGATCGTCCTGCCGCGCGCGCAGCCGTCGCTCACGCTCGCCTACCGGCTGTACGGCAGCGTCGAGCGCGAGTCCGATATCGTGAACCGCAACCGCGCCTCCAACCCTGCCTTCCTGCGCGCCGGCGTTCCGCTCCAGGTCCTGATCGATCCCGCGTGAGGTTCCCGTGCCCGACGTGATCAAGCTGCTCGTCGACGGCCAGTTCTACGAGGGCTGGGAGCGCGTGCGCGTGTACCGCTCGCTCGAGGCGCTCGCCGGCTCGTTCGCGCTCGAGGTCTCGGACCGGCCCGACATGCCGCTGCGCCGCGGCCAGCAGATTCAAGTGTTCGTCGACGACGAGCTGCTCAGCACCGGCTTCATCGACCGCATGCAGATTTCGCTCGGGAGCGAGCGGCAGACGCTCTCGGTCTCGGGCCGGGATCTCACCGCGGACCTGGTCGACTGCTCAGCTCTGGTCGAGTCGGGCGAGCTCGCCGGCGCGGGCTTGCAGGAGATCGCGCTCGCCGTGTGCACGCCGCTCGGGCTCGACGTCGAGATCTCGCCCGACGTCGACCTGGGCGAGCCGTTCACCACATTCGCGCAGCAGCCCGGCGAGGGCGCGTGGGAGATGCTCGAGCGCGCGCTGCGATCGCGCGGCGTGCTCGGGATAACCACGCCGGCGGGCGTGCTGCTCCTGTGCAATCCCGACACCGCGTCGCCGCTCGCGCGCCTGGTCGAAGGCGACACGGTCAAGGAGGCCGACATGCAGATCGACGACAGCGAGCGGCACCGCTCCTACGTCGTGCTCGGGCAGAAGCGCGGCACCGACGACGACTTCGGCGACCTCTGCTCGACCGAGGGCCGGGCCCAGGACCTGGGCGCGCGCGCGAACCGCACGCTCGTCGTCCTCGCCGAGAACGAGGCGGATGCCGAGACGTGCACGCGTCGCGCGGAGTGGGAGGCCGCCACGCGCGCCGCGCGCGCGCTCGGGCTCACGGTCAAGCAGAGCGATTACCGCGACACGGCCGGGCGCGTGTGGGCGATCAATCGCCGCGTGTCGGTCGACATCCCGTCGGTCCGCGTCGCCGGCGAGATGCTCGCGGTCTCGGTCGAGCTCACGCTCGAGAACGAGAGCGGCGCCGAAACCGTGATCGGTCTCGCGCGCCCCGACGCGTTCCTGCCGCAGCCGGTGCTCGAGCGCGCGGAGGTCGACGGCGACGAGCTCGAGCTCGAGCCATGAGCCTGCTCTCGGGCATCAGCGGTCTCGTGCGTCCGGTCACGCGTCGCGTGCGATCGCTGCTCTCGCGCGGAACGGTCCTGCTCACGGCCGAGCGCGGCCTCGAGCAGATGCAGGTCGCGCTGCACGTGGGCGAGGTGCGCAACAACGTCGAGCGGTTCGGGCAGTACGGATTCACGTCGCGGCCGCATCCGGGTGCCGAGGTCGTCGTCGGCGCGATCGGCGGCGATCGCGGGCATTGCGTCGTGCTCGCCGTCGAGGATCGGCGCTACCGAATCAAGTCGCTCGCCGCGGGCGAGGTCGCGATCTACACGGACGAGGGCGACTCGATCGTGCTCAAGCGCGGCCGCGTGATCGAGATCTCGACGGGCACGCTGCGCGTGTCGGGCGCGGTCGAGGTAATCGGCAATGTCACTGTGACAGGCGACGTGACATCATCGGGCAACGTCGCCGATGGCGTTCGTTCGATGGCGGCCGACCGCGTGATCTTCAACACGCACGTCCACAGCGGCGTCGAGTCGGGCAGCTCGTCGACGGCGCCGCCCACGCAACAGCAGTAGGAGTTCCCTGTCATGCCGCTCAGTACCGCAATGCTGAACCAGATCGCCGGCGCGCTCCTGCGCGGCGACGAGATCCCGGCCGCGACGACCTATCTCGCGCTCTCGACGACCGTCCCGAATCCGGACGGCACCGCGTGGACCGAGATGCCGCAGTCGGGCTACGGCGGCTACGGTCGCGTCGCGCTCGCCGGCCTGCTCAGCAATCCGGTGCTCGGCGCGCAGCAGAATTCCGGCCAGGTCGAGTTCCCGCTGCCGACCTCAGGCGGCGCCGTCATGGCCGCGTGGGGGCTGTGGACAGCGCCGACGGGCGGCACGTTCCGCGGCTTCGTCGCGCTGCAGCCGGCGCCGCTCGTCGTCGCCGGCGTGCGTCCGCGCTTCCAGGTCGCAACGCTGATCGGTCAGGCGGTCTCGCCGTGACCACGATCGCGCGCGTGATCATCGAGGCGCCGGCCGACGGGCCGTTCCTCGCGCAGTGGCCGCAGCCTTTCCGAACCGGCGAGGACGAGCTCGATTGGTACGTGACGACGGGCATCACGACTCGCCGCGTGCAGCGCGATCGCTTGACCGATCGCGTGCATTTGTGCCAGGTCCTGGTCGAGGCCGGCACGACGCTGATCGACGTCGAGACGGGCGTCGTCGCGTCGCCGGCGCCGGCGTGGAGCACGCCGACGCTCACAGGCCTGGCGCTGCGCTTTCACGGCCGCGACGGCTCGCGCTCAGATGCGCTGCTCGACGGCACAGGCCCGGGCAACGTCGACGTCGTGCGCCGCGACGGCGAGTGGTCGCGCTCGACGCGCCGCTGGGTCACGTCGCGCGTCGCGGTGCAGGGCTCGGGCACGGACGTGGTCGGCACCGAGGTCCTGGGCGTGCACGCGTACCTGCGCTACCGCGCCGACTTCCCGGGCCTGGTCGAGCTCGACGTGCGGATCTCGAACGCGTGCGCCACGGTCGGCACGCAGGGCGCCGGGCTCGGCGCCGATTGGCTCGGGCACGCGTATCTCACCGGCGGCGAGCTCGTGCTGCCCGCGGGCTGGGCGTACGTCGAGCAGCGCCCGCTGCCGGCTCCGGGCGGCGACGCGCCGCTCTACTCGAAGACCGCGACCGTGCGGCGCTGGGTCCTGTACGACACCGGCGATCCGTCGAACCTGTCGCGCGCCCAGCAGGCGCTCGAGCTATACGGGCTCGGCCGCGCTGCGCCGGTGACCGGGCTGTCGAGCTATCACAGCGTGATCTCGTTCCTGGCGCAGGACACGATCCTCCCGAACCTGGATCTCGGCTTCACGTTCGCCGGGCAGCAAGGCTACGAGGCCGCGCGCACGTACGCGCACGGGCGCTACTTGGCGCTCTCGGCCGCAGTCGCCGCGGGCGTCAACTCGAACCTCGACTACCTGCAGGGTCTGCGCTCCGGCTGGTACCACGCGCTGGGCGAGAAGGATCCGCAGGCCGTGGGCGGCACCGACATCCAGACGCACTCGGGTCTGCCGCAGGTTCGCGAGTGGGCGCTCTACCAGCGCTTGCGCGGTGACCTGCGCACCGATGCCGAGGGCGTGTTCCTCTACGACCGCGCGACGGGCGAGCCGCTGCGATCGCGCGACTTCGGTGACGCGTACACGGTCGCGGGCTCGCATCCCGGCTACGTCGCGGATCCGGCGTACCTGGGCCGGCAGCCGTTCTCGTTCTACATCCAGAACAACACCGGATACGAGTACGGAACGAAGCGCACCGCGGCGTTCGCGCGCTGGTTCCCGCCGGTGTGGCCGCCGCACGAGCTCGACGCGCGGCCGACGCTCCCGGGCGGCGCGAACAACCCGAGCTACGACAAGTGGATCCCGTCGGATCCGGGCACGTGGCCGAGCGCGCCGCGCTCGCTCAACGCGTACACGTCCGTGCACGACGCGAACATGCTCTCGCGCTGGACACCGCACCCGCTGCATCCGACGGGCAATTGGTTCATCTCGATCTCGCTCGGGCACCGCGATCCGTCCGATGCGCAGCACTTCTCGCGCACGACTCGCGATCGCAAGGCGGTCGCGTGGCTCGTCGGCGATCTCGTGTCGATCGACGACATCGACATGTTCGCGGAGTGGGCGGGCCTGCACTTCTCCGAGGTCGGGCACGTGCCGCTGCAGTACCCCGACTCGGGTCAGTTCGGCGACCTCAACTCGGCGCCGAACAACTTCTCGCTCGTGTCGCGCCTGCCGGTCGTGCAGCAGTTCCCGTTCGTCGCGCTGGGCAATTGCGGCCGCGCCGACGGCTGGATCGGCGAGCTGCTCGCGTCTCAGTTCGCGCTCTCGAGCGTCGCGAAGCGCGACGACGGGTATCCCGCGAAGGGGATCCGCAAGCGCGCGGAGATGATGTTCGAGCTGCTCTGGAAGACGACCGCGGGCAACGGCGCCACGTACCGTCTGCCGTTCTCGGCCGCGGGCGGCTCGGGCCAGCTCGCGGAAGCGTGGGATCCGTCGACGGGAGTCTTCTACGGCTCGCCGGCGATCCCGCAGCAGTTCCAGATCTGCCAGATCGGGCTTGAGACGCCGATCGTGATGCACGGCCTGTTCGCGCTCGCGCGTCAGCTCGGCCGCATGTCGGACGCCGGCGTGCAGGTCCTTCAGGCGGCGCGCTCGCACACCGGCCGGACGTCGCTCTACGTGCCGTCGATCTACAACGAGTTCGAGTGGGGTCCGATGAAGTACGCCGGCGTGTGGGACGAGGTTTCGAACGCACCGACGCTCGGCGCCACGATGCCGCGCGCGTTCACGGGCACGGGCAATCCCGGGCACCCGAACCACATGGCGCTGGTCGAGTACGCGTTCCGGCTCTCGGGCGACATCACGTGGTTCACGGTCGCGAACATGCTCGGCTTCCGGTCGCCTGGCGCGACGCCGCTGGCGCGCGGCGCGCAGCTCCTTTCGTTCGGCGACGATTGGCGCTTCAACCTGGGCACGATCGCGTACCTGTTCGGCCAGGCCGGCGCCGATTCGGCGACCGCGCTGCCGCCGCAGTTCGAGGACCTGGGCGGCGTGCTGCAGGCGACGCTCTCCCTGCAGGGCGTGCTCTCGTTCGACGTGCCCGATACGGGCGGCGGCACGGGCGAGCCGGGCGAGGGGCAGGGCTCGGGCGGCGGCGGATCCGCGCCGCCTCCCGTGGTCGAGTTCGATTCCGAGGCCGATCAGGGCGGCGACAACGTGCTCCTGACGTGGTCGGTCGCCGGCGGCGACTTCCGCATCGTCAACAACGACCTGCAGCGCGAGAGCGGCCTGGCGTCCGCGGTGCTGATCTCGCTCTTCTCGGATCGACGCATCGACTCGGATCCGACGAAGCCGATCGAGCTGCAGGACCTGCGCGGCTGGTGGGGCGAGGCGCAGGACGATCAGTTCGGGTCCCGGCTGTGGCTGCTCGAGCGCGAGAAAGCCACGCGCGAGACGCTCGGGCGCGCGGTCGCGTACGCGAAGGAGGCGCTCGCGTGGATGGTGAGCGAGCGCATCGCGCGCGACGTGCGCGTCACAGCCGCGTTCGGCGAGCGGCACGTGATCATCCTGCACGTCGAGATCCTGCGCGGCGACGCGCGGCGCTGGGCCAAGTTGTGGGCCGGCGCGCTCGACATCCGCATCCGCGCGCGTGACGTGCTCTTGCAGGTCGTCGGTCTGACATAGATCCTGGGCGCGTGCCGTTCACGCGTCCGAGCCTCGCGGAGATCTCCAGCCGCGTTCGCACCGAATTCCAGGCGCGACTGCCGATCGGCCCGCTGCTCTCGCGCTCGGTCCTGTCGGTCGTCGCGAAGGTGCTCGCCGGGCTGTCGCACATGGCGCACGGGCACATCGATTGGGCCGAGCGTCAGGCGCTGCCCGACACGGCCGACAAGGAACGGCTCGAGGGCTGGGCTTTTCTCGCGAATCTCACGCGCAAGGCCGCGACCTTCTC